TGTTATCCTTTCGTAATATGGACATCCAATCAGAAGAATTAACCCCCCTCGTGGTCTCGGCAATTAGATTGCACGAAATCTATAAATCGCTACTCGAAGGGGGTTTTTCTTCTGACGAGGCACTATCCTTAATCTCTAAGATGACGAAGCCAAGCGAGTAGGATTCAACTATGCCAAGACCCGACTTAAATGAATTAGGTACTACTGGTCTGCGCCGAAGTGGCGGCTTCATTACTGAAGAATTCCTTAATGCTCTCCGAGGTCGTAGAGGACTTCTTGTCTATCGAGAGATGGCAGATAACGACCCTGTTATTGGTTCAATTCTTTACTCAATAGAAAAAGTAATCCTTCGCCTTGAATGGCGTATTGACCCATTTGACGATTCGCCTGAAGCAGAAGAAATAGCAAACTTTGTTGATGAGTGCTTAGAAGATATGAGCGACTCTTGGGACCAAACACTTGCATCAATTTTAACAATGTTAATTTATGGATTCTCATTCCACGAAATTGTTTATAAAAAACGAGGCGGCGATACTGAAGACCCTAAGAGCCGTTCAAAACATTCTGACGGAAAGATTGGATGGCGCAAGTTCCCTGTACGCGCACAAGAAACTTTAAACAACTGGATGTTAGACCCTGAAGGCGGTATCCAAGGCTTCCGTCAAATTGACCCAACTGGTGGTGGCTTCAGAGAAATCCCTATTGATAAAGGTTTGTTATTTAGAACAACTGTAAATAAAAACAATCCCGAAGGTCGTTCCTTACTTCGTAACTGTTACCGTCCTTGGTATTACAAGCGCCGTATTGAAGAAATTGAAGCAATTGGAATTGAGCGCGACCTTGCTGGACTTCCTGTGGCTAAAGTTCCGCCTGAGTATCTTTCAAGCGGAGCATCAGCGGCACAACAAGCAGTATTAGCAGAGATAACTCAAATCGTTCAGAACATTAAACGAAATGAACAAGAAGGCGTTATCTTCCCAATGATGTATGACGAGAACAATAACGAAATGTTCTCATTAGAACTTTTATCTTCAGGCGGCTCACGACAGTTTGATACAGATAAAATTATTTCTCGTTATGACCAAAGAATTGCTATGTCTGTTCTTTCAGACTTTATTCTTCTTGGTCACGAAAAGGTTGGTTCGTTCGCTTTAGGTTCACAAAAGATGGACTTATGGACAATGAGCGTAGAGGCTATTGCTAAATCTATTGCTGAAGTTATGAACCAATATGCAATCCCTAGACTTATTAAGTTAAATGGTATGAATCCAGAACTTATGCCTTACTTAACTTACGGTCAAATATCTTCAGTTGATTTGGGAGAACTTGGCGACTATGTACAGAAACTTGTGGGCGCAGGCGCACTTATGCCTGATGAAAAGTTGGAGGCTTATCTTCGTGAACAGGCTTCCTTGCCTCCAGCGGAGAACATGGTGGATTAAATGCCTTTCGTAATAAAGGCAAGAGACCAAGACGACCCACGCCCTAATGTTCCTTTAACTCCAATGGAACAAGATGTGGCGCGGATTATCCGTACCCACGATAGCGACTTAAGAAATGCCGCTATGAGTAACGCTGTATCGGAAGCACTAGACGCTCGCAATATAGAAAGAGTTGTTGAAGCCTTTCCTTGGGATGCAAGTGCTCAAATGATTAATTCAACCGCCGGAACTTTTGGTCAAGTAATTCAAGACAACATCGGTAGCGGCTTTCCTAAAATTGGATTCAGAGGTCGCTTTGATTTTACAGACCCTAGAACTATTGAGTGGGCTAAGAATCAATCTGCTCAGTTAGTTACTGCTGTAACTGATACAACAAGAAACATTATCCGTACAACTATTGCTGAGTCTTTTACTCAAGGTGTAACGGTTCAAGATACTGCTCGCAAACTTAGACAATTTATTGGTTTAAACCAACGACAGGTTGCAAGTTATGAAAAGTTTATTAATAACCTAGATGAACAAATACGAGCAGGAAAACTAACTATCTCTCAAAGTCGAATTATGATTGACCGCCAGTATAAGAAAATGATTAAGTATAGAAGTGAGATGATTGCTCGCCAAGAAATACTTATGGCAGAAAATCACGGAAGGTATTTAGGTTTTCAGCAATCCATAGAACAAGGTTGGGCTCACCCTAAATCTATGAAGCGTTGGAGCACTTCAACAGATGAACGAACTTGTGATATTTGTATGCCGATGAATGGTAAGTCTGTTCAATGGGACCAGTCCTATCCAAATGGGGTATTTAATCCACCTGCTCATATTATGTGCCGTTGTTCTATTTCATTACTAGAACCTGATTCTAAGTTGGCTCAATCCTTTATGCCTCCTGCAAAGATTGCACCATCGATACTGGACTTACCTTTACCTCTAATGCCAACACTTCCTATTGGTAATTTAAGAAGTCCTCAAGATGCTCTAACTCAATCACAAACTAACGCTTCAGGAACAAGTACATTCCAATACGATGCAGGGCAAATAGAAAACTTGAATGTGGTGATTGATAATGTAATTTTTAATGGAGCACCTTTCACAGAATTAAGGTTTAAATTAACAAGCGGAGCAAAAACGAGATTGAGTCAAACAGCAGAAAAGTCAATAGCCAAAGATGATGGTAAATGGTTAGGCGATAAAGCCACTCTCCTTATTGACAAGAAAATAAAAAAACAAATCACCTTTGTAGAAATGAATGATAATTTGCGCTACGGTCGTGTTGGAGCCCATATTAATACTGATGGGAGTTCTAATACATACACAGCATATCGGGCTAATGGAACTGCTATCAGATTTGTAACATCAAGAGATGCTTACGCTTTTGATGGACAAGTACGAGTGATGATTCCAGGCAAAGCAACCCCTAAACAAATTGAAGATGCTATGAAAGAGTTAGGCGTTACCGCTAATCGCCTTCCTTCTGCCGAAGATATAGAAAACTTAAAAAAAGCAAAGTTAATTAGTTTATTTAACACTCGGTTTGGTAATACATTAGAGAAAGCCCCAATCGAAATAAACGCTGAAGCGGCATTAATTATGAAAAAGTATAAGTTTAATCTCAACGATATAGAAACAGAAATAGATGGGGATGGGGCATTAAGATTCTTATTACCTGAAAGAGTAGCAAAAGAATTAATGAAAGAAACCGGTATTAAATCAATTAAACATGGTCTTGGCGGTCTGTTGTATAATGTTCCACAAGAAGAACGAGTGGATAGATTAGCGTCTTTCTTTCTCGGTAATAAGTTAAGGTCGCAAACACAAAGAAAACTTAGAGGCGATATAGGTGAAGGCATCTCTGAAGGCACTGATGTTAGAACAGGTGGGGCTGATTATGTTTTTGTTCGTCCTTCAATGAAAGGGCTGGAAGAAGCAAGCGAATATCAACACACTATGATATTTAAACCTGAAGCGTTGCTTAGAAGAATGGATTATTACGGCTATGGCGATGATAGTTATGGAGTAAAAAACCCATTATTATTTCGTCAATATCTGAGAACAAAAGATGGAGGAAATACACAATTACCTAACACTTTTGATGAAATCTTAAACCCTTCAAACTCTACTGAGATGATGTTTCAACATTCTATCGATATGAAAGATATTTGGTCGATTTCAACTAACCCTTCAGATAGAGATTTGGTTATTGCCAAACTGAAAGGATTAGGCATAACTGAATGGGAAGGGCGTAAAATAGAAGATGTAATAATTTTGGGTAAGGAGTTTGGAAAATGATACCGACAGAAGATTTGATTCTTACGCCTCCTTTATGGGGGTTAGGAAAGACACCTCGCGTGATTGCCTATGGTCCTTTCATGGTCGAACAAAACAAGAACCGCCTTGTAGGTATGTATTTAATGCAAGAAGATGATGAAACTATTTCCTTTTGGGATGGAAGCAGGGAACGGTATTTTAAAGAAAATGATATAACCCTAAGAGGATTACAAGTAAAGGATGCAGAACTCGTCCAACTCGACTCAGATAGAGCAGGTCTTTCAAAAGAAGATGTTATAAGTAAGGCGTTGTTAATGTTCCAACCGCCTGTGTTATGAAAGAATAAACCTATGCCATAC